AGGTCTTTTTGACGTATGCTTTGTTGCAATAACTTTTACAATAGGTTGTTTATTTCCGGTTAAATAATATACGCGATCTTTAATTTCCCAATTCTTGGGCTTAGTAATTTGTCTTGTTTTCATGATATAATATAATTAAAAAAATAAAATAAACCTAGGGCCGCACAAAACGACCCTAAGTTTAATGGGTGTTATTATCCTCCAGCAGCTGCTGCAGTATCTTCAAATAAGATAAAGTTGTTAGCACCTTGTACACATAGGGCTCTTTCAGATAGGAAGTGTACATTCATTTCGTCAATATCAGAAGTGAAGTTTCCTCCTACAGAACCAGTGATCCAAGACTTCATTCTACGATCGTCTGCTTCAGAAGCTCTGTAACGCACGTGTAGGAATGGTCGTTGAATGTTTTTACCTAGTGTTTGGTCATATACTGTAGATACGCCAGCAGGCACAAGTACCCCGTCGATATCATCAGTCATACCACGTGTAGCTGCATCATTTAGATATTTCCAGTCAGTTTTGTAGAAGTCATAAGAACCTCTGCGGAAACCGCTGAATCCTAAATTAAGCGCCATATCTTCGCTGTTTTCAAATACGCCATAAGATGTACCGCCAGTTCCGTAAGAATTAGCGCGTGCTAGCATATTATCAATAGACAAAGAAGTGTCACGATCTAAGAAAAGCATATTTTCTTCAATAGCCCCTTGCTTATCAAGTTCTTTGAGAATTAAATCAAATTCTCCTAAACCAGTAAGACCTGAAGCATTATCAAAGTCATGATCTTGGAATACAAGGCCGCGGCTTTCAATAGCTGCAAATAGACCTTCTGTACCTCTTACATCAGCACCTGAGTCAGCACCTGCGTTATCAAGAATGTTAATAGTTTGAGTTGCTTTTTCAGCTTCAACCATTGACATTTCTAGATAATCTTCAAAGCGTAGACGAGTTTCGTGCTCAGATTTCAAATACCATAGATATCCAGACGTACCCATTTCAGTAGTTACTTCAACCCACCCGATTTGAGCAGTATCAGAACCATTGATTGAATATTTATCTTTTAGGATAATAGGGCTATTTGAAAACTTTTGGAAACCAGCGTCAACTGATCCAGACATACCAGCAGAACCTTTGCCAAATTCTGAACCATATACAAACACTTTTAGTGCAGGCGCAGGATCAGCGACAAAGCTTGCGGGCCAAGTAGCAGATGTTAAAGGGTAAGCTTCAATGCTATCCGCTGCAACAGACTGTACAAAAGCTTTTACAGTATCAGTACCTTTAGAAACAACAATTGTTTGGTTTGGACGAATAGCATGTCCAGTAATATTAATTGTTTTTTCAGTGTTACTTGAGGTACTGCCTAGTGTTGCGTTATCATATGCAATATGCAAACGCCCTTGCTCAGTCCATACAACTTCGTCAGAAGCCATAGGCATTTCAGCACCTACCATACGCAAGAAAGAAGAGATAGAACGATTTCCGTAACGCTCTACTTCTTTTTCATATACTTCTGGCAGAAACTGCTTAGTAAAGTTAAAGTCGTTGTCTCCGATAGAAAGATAGTTTTTATCAAACAACGTTTTTGTTGGTGATGGAGTCAATCCAGCTGGAAAGGCTCCTCCTGTTTGAAAACTCATTTTTTATAGTTTTAATTAATTATTTTCTTATTTTTACTCTTAATCTTGAAGAATCGTCACCAGATACTGCTTTAACAGTAAGCCCAGACGAAGATGTAACTTTTTCATGTACCCCTCTCGGATCCATCTTTACATTCTTAGCCTTAGAAATACTTTCTTTTAAAGCATCTGCACGACCTTGTTCATAAAAGTGTTGAGCAATTTTATCTGTATTCATAGCTGTAAATAAAGCTTTGTGATAACCTTTAGCATCTTTCATAGTATTTTTTTCATCCAAAAACTTTTGAACAAAATTGTTTATGTCAGACTGGGCTTCTTTCACTTCATTTATTTGCTTTACATTGTATCTATACTTTTTATCACCAACATTGTATTCAAAACCTTTGAACGAGTCAGAGAAAACATCTTGAGTTTTCTTTTTAAATATAGATTTTTGCTGCTCTGCAACTTTCGTGATTTCTTCATTCTCTTTATTATAGCGGTTAAAAAAATCGACAGCTTTTTGTTGATCAGCTGTTAATCTTGAACCCGCTTTAATTTCTTCATAATATTGACTTTTTAATCCTTCTAAAGAGCTTTTTGCTTGGGCAACCTCTTCTTTAAATCGCAGCTGCTTACGCTTTACTTCTCTTTCTTCGTCAACCTCTTCGTCATATGAAAAGTTGTCTTCAATTAAAAAATCAATTTCATCCGCAGATAAGTGCGGTTTATTTTTTGTATAATATTCACGCAGCAATGCCATATCCTCTACATCAGAGTAATCTTTGTTTAGTGCCACGTAGTCTTCAAGTGTGCCTCCTGTTTCATTAATGAAGTCCACAACTTTTTGTATATTTTCAGGAAGAGGTTCTCCTGTTTGCTGCGCTTCTTCTATTACTTCTTCTACTTCTTTAGCGAGCTCTTCAGCTTCTTCTTGTATTTCCTCTTCTGTAATCTCTTCTAATACCGTTTCTTCAGCCCCATCATCTGTAATGGGCTCTTCATTTTGTTCGGGCTCCCGTACTTCTTCAACCACTTCTTCGCTACTTGGCGTGTCTTCGGGTTGTTCGACAGTATCATCGCTTGCATCTGTGCTTTGCTCTTGAACGGCATCTTCGTTAGTTTCTAAATTTCTTAAATCAATTTTTACTACATTAGGATCTTCTTCTTGCTGAGGCTCAACTATTTTAGCCTCTACAATTGGATCCTGCGTTTGTTCTTGCTGAACGTTTGCTTCTTCTTGGTTTTCCATGATAAAATATTATATAATTATATACACTATAGATTACTTGGGTTCAAAAGAACCTAAGTCAAAATCACCGCTAAGTATATCATTTCCTGATGATTCAAATACTTTTGGTGGTAAATTGTTTTTTCTTTGATTAATTAGCTCGCTTTGTTGGCTAGCTTGTATTTTTGTTCGCTCGTCTTTGCGATCCTCTTTTTCTTTAATTGCTTTCTTTTGACCATCAACTTCTATGCCTTTGAGCTGCATGTTCATTTGAAACTCTAACTGCATTAATTCTTTTTTAAGCTGCGCTTCTTGGTTTAGCTTATTACTATCTATTTGCGCTTTTATCTTTTCTAATTCTGCTTTTTGAGAAGTTAGCGCTTGATTCTTTTGAATCTCAGCTTGCGCGGCAACTTGTTGAGCCTGTGCGTTTGCGTCGGCCTGCGCTTTTATGTTTTCTTGTTGTATTTGCTGATCGCGCTCTTGTTTCTTTTGTCTTCTTATTTTAAGCAATTGATTTGCTAGTTTGATATTTCTTATATCTCTAATATCTATAGCGTCATCTAAATCAATGAGGCCGGCTGACAGGGCGGTTTGAATATTGTTTTCTAATAATTGTTTTTCTTCTTCATCAGGCGTTAGCTCTAAAAATATACCAAAGTCTCTTAAATGTAACTGTGATATTTCGTCTAACGTTGCTACATTATGCGCGCCTATGCTTTGTATAAACGCTTCCGCTGTAGGCGAGTATTCTAATATATCAGATATGCGCATTGATATCGCCTCTGCTACTTCAGCTGTTAAAAACAATCCGCTTTGTAATATATGTCTTGTAGCTGTATTAGAGTTTGCGGCGGCTAATTTTTGTACGCCCACTAATGCGTTTTTATCAGGCATGCTTCCGTCACGTGCTTCATTTAATCCCGTCACGTCACGAATCATTTGTAAATAATAATTATACGTATTAATTAATACACCTAATTTATTACCGCCACTTCCGCTTGTAATTTCTTGAATAGGTATTTTACCTGGATTCATATCACCTTCGGATGTAAACGATCTTCCAATTACAGAACCTGTTTGGAAAAACATGTTTAACGCTTCCTGTGGATTATAGTTTGTACCATTACCTAAATCAATCTCTGCAATACCGTCTGCATCTAAATAAACACCATCAGGCACCATCCGTGACATTACCTGCTGTAATTTTAAATGTGTAAGCTGAATCATATCAGCAAATCCGGTTATACGGCTTACTAAAGATTCAACTTTTCCTTTATACATACGAGGCGCAACCATCGCATAATTTGTTTTAACTTTGGTCACATCACTTTTAGGGCGCATCATATTTTGGGCCATTTCCCATTTAAGTAACTTATCGGTGCCTAATATTAATGCGCCTTCATATAACACCTCTAATGATCTCGAAACTTTTTCAAACCTAGTTCTTTCATCTTTTGGCGGATCAAACTGGTCCGTTTTTATTAATGCTTTTTCTGCACCACTAGCGGTAGATTTAATTTTGTAAACTTCATTCATATAAGTTTTATAATTAAAATACAAAATTTGCACCGAGTTAGCGTCTACATTATTTGTTTCATTTAATGTCCTATGATAAAAGTCAGTATTATACACGCCTTGCTTAGTTATATCTTCTAAGTCTTCGTTGGTTAAGTTCGGAAACTGAACTTTAAGTTCGTTAATAGGTATTGTTTTAATCTCACCTATATAATATATATCATCAAAATATGGCGAGTCTGTATATGAATAAACTAAATCTGCAGGGTCAACGTATTCAATTTTAATTCCTTCAGAAGTGCTAAAGGTTGTTTTAGCTGCACCAATACCTAATACTGCTAAATCATAATAAAATTGTTTTTTAATTAACTCATATCTGTTTTGGTCAAATACCGTGTTAATAGCTTGCTCCTCCGCTAACTCAACAGCTTGTTTATATGATAATTGCATATGCACCGAAAGCTCTTCTTCAGAAGACGGTAACGTTGTTGGCTCATTTTCAAATAAGTTTATACCAAACTTTTGTTGAACAAAGTTATTTAAATCTTGCGTTTTCATATCACGCAAAATTGATTCCATATATTTTGTTCTTTTTTCTACACCGTAAGGATCTTGCGAGTATGCTTTTACGTCGTATGTTCTTTCAGCAATACCATTAACAACAATATCAACAAACTTAGGTATGATAGGTACAGGCTTCCAGTCTAAATTAAGATAAGACAAATCACCATTAATAGACAACTCGTCTTTATACTTTTGCACTGGCTGCTCACCTCTCGCATACAACCTTAGCTTGTGATATTGGTTTTGATTATTATAAAATCTAGTAGTGCCAGAGTCTCTCTTGAACCATTCATGCTCAATAGCTTTAGCAACTTTTAGCCCATACTCTGAACTAATTTTTTCTAAATCGCTTGCGACTTGACTTGGAAAATAACTTTTTACAACTGACTCAGCCATACTAATCTATTATTTGCGATCTTAGACCGCTATTTTTATATTTTGAAAAACTTAAATTAAGTTTAGTTTTATTTGTTTGTCCTATTGGTGAATATAAATGCCTGTTACAAGCCATAATTGCTAATCCTGAACTTATAGCAGCATCAAATTTTGTTCGCTTATTTATATCAAACTTAGCCCAATCATTCAATGTTCTGTTAAAATATATATGATTGTTTATACCATTTTCATTATTACCTACATAAGATTGAATATAAGTTTCAATAGCAGCGGCATGCGCTTGCTTAATATCTTCAGACGAGTTTGGTATACCGCCTATTTCTTTTTCGGCTATTGATAATTTATTCCATATTTTATCAGGTCTGCTCATCGAATAACCTCTATAACCTCTTCTCTTTAAATAATACAATAATCTAGGTTTGTTATTTTCAGCAAGCAGCGGCATACCATAAAAAACCAAAGCCATAAGAACATCTTCAAAAAAAGTTTCTGCTGTTTGAGGCCTAGCTATATATTCTAAAAAAAATGAGTTAGACGGGGCTTCTTCCATACTAAACTTAGTAAGCCCGTGCAAAGCGCCTTTAGAGCCTTGTCCGTCGGTTGTTCCTGATATATCATATGAATCACAGCCGAAAGCTCCAACATGTTCATTACCCGGAAATCGCCTGCCATTTTTTACAGTTGATTTGTTTTGCAATCCAATAGGAGGCACCCAGCTAACATTAAATCTACCGTTGCTATCTGGTAAAAAAATTACTTTTGTATCTTTTACGCCGTACTCCCATTGGAAATTACCGCGGTTAACAGTATTATGAGCTACTTCTTCATTATAATCTATTTGCTCATATATTTTAGCTAGATTAAATATACTATTTTTAGTTTCGTCTCTAAAAGCGTGCTCTTCTGTACGTGGGAATTGACGATAATATTCATTTAAGCTATCCTGGTCGCCTTTTAATCCATCAACCTCATTATCCCA